CCCCCGAAGGGGCTGTTGGTTTACCTCAGCCAATCCGTTTCTAGGATCCCATCGTTGATGCCGTCTAAAACAAATTGCCAGTAATCTGACTTGCTCTGCCCTCCGAGCTTGTACCATGTCGGGAACACAACCACCCTGGCGCCGCTCTCTCGAAAGACTACACTCAGGGTTCGAGTGCTGGATACCGGCAAGGTAAACTCTGTATCATAAATCGCGTCTCCGTGGTCGCCGTAAACTGTGTGCTCCATGTGAATTAAGGGGCTTACTTTCTCAAGCGCAGCCCAAACCTTTCGTTTCGTACATTTCACATTGATCTCCTATGCCCCCGAAGGGGCTGTTGGTTAGTGCCCGTAACCCCAGGCAGTTTGATACTTAGGCTGACCGCCATAAGGGCTGGCGTTGCTACACTGGTGAGCCTTGAATCCGCCGTACTGGTTGATCCTTTTGGTCATAACCTCACCTATCTTGCAGTCAGGGTTTGGAGCAACATAGTCACAGCTCTGGTTGCTCTCAACAGTCACCTGGCCAATCTTGATTACGTCGATCATCTGACCCTTCTTGGCGACTACCTGGTAGAACTCAACATTGGTCTGGTCATAACCCCAGCAAGTATCGAAGATATCCCCAACCTTGATAGTGTTGGCAGCTTCAGCCTTGGCAGCCTTAGCCTTGGCAGCTGCCTCCTTCTTCCATTCTGCGTGGGCCTTGACGTTGCCGAAGATCTCCTGGACATACTCTTCTCTTCGCTCGACGCTTCTGAAAGAGTAGTGCTTGTCTGGCTTCTGCTGCTTGCCGATGAAGATCATGGCAGCTGGCTTGCCGGCACCGCTGTCGTAGTAGTAGGCTACCGCTCCGACGCCTTCCTGATTAACCTCAACAGAGTCTGTTGGTATATAAAATTCCCTGGTCAAGGTCAATGCTTTATTGATTGTTCTCATATCGATCTCCTTAATTGCTAATTGATTACCACCTAGCTATATTGTCATATACCGTGTCGTTGTGCAAGTCTTTGCACAAACATAATTAGAACAAAAAAGAATATAAGACAGTTTTCTTATAACAACAGGGTCTATATATAATGTGTAAATATGTGTACAACGACACGATATATGCTATTATATGTATGTAGGGTAATTAATCAATTTGAGGAGAGAGTGAGATGGGACAAGCAATAGACATGTTCGGTAACGAGGTCCAGGAAAACCCAGGTCCAGCTGCGAAGATCAAGTTTCAGTTAGAGTTCATGGCCTTTATGATGCAGTGCGGTAGAGACCAGGAGGCCACCGCTGCCTTCAACAAGGCAATGGCCTTGTGTAATGAGATGATAGAAGCTGAAGGGGGTGAGTGATGGACATGTTCTTTAACGAGGTCCAGGAAATCACACAGGCTGTTGATGATGGCGAAACGGTATTTTGGTCAAACGAAAACTACAGGGTTGAATACTGGCCTGTTCACGGTAAGTATTTTGTGGTGTGCGACCGAAACAACAATGCATCTGGATTTGGTCAAGATTATGTCGATAAGTGCTACATCAGCAAGGAGGCAGTGTAATGGGTATGTTAGTTAATGTTTATCGAAACGATCTTGGTGACTGCACCGCAGGCGGTATCAGCGCCACCGCAAAGCAGTTATGTCTCACAAATGTTGAGGGGCCGTTTGAGCCCGACGAAGACAGCCCCGCTGCTGTCTTGGTTATGGCAGAGCCGATAGGTGGCAGCAAGATCTTGAGAATTGAGCCTGAAGATGACGGTGGCAAGTGGACGATGTTTGGTGGAAACTATGCAGCGACCAGCGACAGTCGTTTTAGCGAAAAATGTAGAGAACTTTTAGGCAGCAGCTGGTATGGTGCGGTAGCGATACATGACAGAATCGAGGGCTAATTATGATGTACGTTGGGTATAAATTTAAGATAGATGATGCCGGCATTGACTTCAGCGAGACTGACGGCTGCCACGCAATTAGCATGCCAGCAGGGTACGACGTTGGTGACATATTTACCCTAATTGTAACACCTGAAGGTGGTTTGTTTCTCAAGAAAATTGAACGTGAAGGTGTTCATTGATGGCCGGCAGAGATTGGCCAGATCCTGACTGGCATCACGGCGACCTAGACTGGGTTGACGCTGATGATGATCTGGAGGAGGAGGAGGAGCCAGAAATATTTGTGTTACAATAGATCACCCCCCCTTATTTTGCCCCTTTACTGGGGCTTTTTTTAGCCATACGCTTGGCGTATTCTTCCAGGTTTTCCCCAAACATTTTCTCAAACCACTGGGCCCAGGTTCGTCTGCCGCTCGGCACTATCTGCATTCTGCGTTTCCAGGTCATCCTGGCAGCATAATACTTTTTCTGGGCCGCCCACACATTTTCTTTCGCCAAGTCTTCCTCAGTAAATATCACCGACATCAAACTCCTTAATTCCATCCTGGTTGTATGGCAGGTAAACGCCACTTTCCCTGCAGCTCATTCCTATCGCTAAGGCTTGCTCATTCTTAGCGTCAGCATAAGCTATGGCCTCATCTGACAAGGTGTAGATAGCAAAGGGATAAGGCGCCATCTTCTCCTGGGCCAAGAAGTAAAACTTTGCAGTCGGTAGACCAACAGCTCGGCAGCCAGCAATGTAGTAAGCTGCCTGCTGGTGATACTTAAACGTGTTGATTGCTGACTTAAAACCCCTGGGTGATGCATCTCTGCAGGTCTTTAAATCCCAAATGTCAGTGCCAGTGTGCCAGTCTAGTTTGCCCTTACACGGCTGTCCCAGCCATTCCCAGCAAAGAGTTAGCTCAACACGGTGCTCTGGCTTAGGGATGAAGTCTGACACTACCTCGCGCCTTTCCATGCACACTTCATACATATCTTGCTTGCAGGGTGTTCGATCTCCAACCGTAGAGAGCCAGTCGGCGTACTCATCCTTTCCGACCTTGGTTCGTCGGTCTACGTTAGGCTCCAGGGCAAACTCATCATGGAACTTATGGTGCTCCAGGAACACGGTATGTTGCACCCTGCCCTCCATTAAAGCCGGTGAGTTGTTAAATTTGCGGTTCTGCCAGGTGAATGGGCATTTGGCAATGGAGGTTAAGTCGTGGGATCTCCAAGCTGGTATCGAGTCATAGGTGGGGTAATCAAGGTCTTCATATATTCCTGGTTTAAAATCCATACTAATCTTCCCTGGGGTCGTCCCCCATTGAGTAACGTAAATACCAAACTGATTTTGCCTTGTCCTGGTTGGCGTCGTTGTACAGTTTTTTGCCGCAGCGCCATTGATACTTAAAGGCTGCAATCTCGCTGTAGTCTTGGACCCGCTCCTGGCCAAAGGCTGCCACCATAGCGTCAATACATTCTATGGATGAGTCAGAGTAATGGCTTGGCGAATTTACCATGTCGTGGGCATCTCCCATTTGGAAGTCAACCTGGAGAGCAGTCAGCTTCTTGTAACTATCGATCCTAACCGACTCTCCAGCCATTGCCCTAGTCCAAACCCCAGGGCTTACACCTAAGTGACCTGCCATCGCAACATTGCTAAGACCTACAGACCGCTGAGTTACCAGCAGTCTGTTAGCCTCGTCAGCACTTAATTTAACCTTCATAAGTCCTCCTAGAATGGAATATCATCATCGATCAGTGGTTCATTTTTAGCTGTTTCTTCGGCAGCTACTGCAGCCTTAGCCTGGTCCTTTGCCATCGCTTCAAGTCCGGTTGTTCGCTCAGGTGTTGCAACAACAGGTGCCGGTTTGCCTTTCTTCATGGCTGCTGCAACCTCAAAACATGGGCGCACAGGATCTTTATCAGTCTCATCACAACCAGAGATGCGCCATTGGATAAAGCGCGGTAGCTCTTCATAGACATCACAAGCAGCCTTGCTGCTTTCGCACTCATCCCCAGAAAATTCTTTGCAGTATTCTTCTAGGTCAAACACTGACGTTGCGTTGTGAGTTTCTATTCTTTTAGCGCCGCCGTCGGAGCAAAAAATACCGTCAATCTTTGGGTTGCCGTTACTGTTGAGAACGACGTTGATCTTACAGGTGACACCTAACAGCTTGGTTAGGTCAAATGCCTGCAGCTCATCTTCAGTGAAAGGCTTATTTCTCCAAGCTTGGAGGTCACGCCGTAAATTAGATCTTTCGTTAAGTGACAAAGTGTAGCCATGAAAGATAGAATATGGCCGCCCGTCGGAAAGTGTAAGCTCAGGGATTTCCCAGAAGATATAAATCTTATGCTTCTTGGATATCTCGTCTTTGTAAGTTTCTTCCGCCGTGCCTGCATCGACAAGTCGATAGCAGATAGCCTCGTATGAGCCTGGTGGTACTGACTCAAAAGTTGATTCTCCACCACTTCCTGCGCTTGCTGTAAGTGCCATTTTGCAATTCCTCTCATCTATGGGTTGTTGTTTGTATAAGTTTGCACTATTCTACACATTCTAACGGAGGTATCAACCTAAATGTCATTTTTAGTCAGTGCAAAGAACCAAAAAGATAAATCTAGGCCCATCACGGGCAACTTCAGACAAGAATTTGAGGCGTTCTTAGCTGACAATGGGCTCAGTTTGGACCACAAAAAGGGGCTGTTGGTCGATGGCAGCATTGGCCGAGCGTACATGGATGTCGATGGTAAGCATAAGCTCACCGGCTGGTATCAATTCTGGGCAGACCAGACCATACCCTTTGGTCGCTGCGGTGACTACCGAATCGATAGTGCCAACCCAACATCTACCTGGCGACCTAATAACAGTGGTAACTATAAGATGACTGATGAGCAG